AGCGCCCGTGTACAGGGAAGCGAGGTCAAAGTCCATCTGGCGGGTGACAGCTTCTGTCTGAGCACCTTGGTAGATAGACTGGAGGTCGTAGCTAGCCTGAACAGCGGCGAAATCTTCAATCAACAGGGCAGAGTAGTAGTGCTTGTTAATTGAGACTTGGATTTGCGTCTCGGTATTAGCGTCAAAGGTTACCGCAGTACCAGCGGTTTTAGCCCTTGCGTTGTAAGTTGATAGGAACGGTACATTGATGGTTGAGCCTCCATCAGATACTAAGTTGTCACGACGGGTGACAAGTTTAGCAAAAACTTGCGCCTTGTAGAAAGGCTTTTGCACGTCCTGCGTCCATTTTGTTTCAATGTAAACAGCAGCAGTTGTGCCTGTTACGTCAGCCATAATTTAATTTCCTGTTTAGTTTTTAACGGATTCTTCCGACGTTTGCTTTCATATAAGCCTCTATTTCAGGCTTATACTTCTCGTATTCATCGGTTGAAAGATTTGCGATTGCTTGCGGGTCAGACCAATCCCTGCCACTTGAACGGGAGTTGGCACCCTGTCTCACGCTGCCTTGTCCAGCTTGCCTAGCGATATTTGAGGCTGTTTCGGCGCTTGCTTGCACTTTAAGGCGCTCGGCAAACTCCATATTAGCCTGAATGAAATCACGGTATTTAATCGGGTTCTTGACTGTTTTCCCGTCAAATCCAGTCGATTGCAAGTACAAATTGTTTAAGTAGTTCGCAATGTCCGGGTCGTACTCATCTGAATGTTCGTCCATGATGGGGTACTTCTGGTCAACAAAGTCGTTATCACGCTCCACTGAGTCCTGCCAAACCGTAGTCTGGGCTACTTCTTAACTCCCCGTTCAAACTGTGATTCCCCGTATTGCTGGCGGTCTTTTTCAAGGTCAGAGATAGGGTATTCCTGCTCACCGAATTGGATGGGCTGGTAGTCTGATTTGTTAAGCTTCTTGTCAAAACTCTGGCTACGGCCATCTTCTAGCTGCTTAGAGAGTTTATCTATGAATCTACTTTGCCTTCTTTCCTGTCTGGTCTGAGTTTCCTCAGTTTGCTGACCTTCGGTAGTTTGGCTTGTAGTCTCTTGCCCTTGTTCAGGGGGTTCACCTGTGGATTGTTCAGGCTCTACTACTGTTTGGTCAGTAGTGTTTTGGTCATCCATTGTTTATCTCCTTATCCGTTACGTAGGACATTCACGATATTTTAAATATACACGCACCCTGTATTAACTGTCAACTTCCGTGTACTTGATGGTAACCTTGCCGTCTTTCTTCCTGTGGGTTTGGAGTTTAACAGGTTCGTATAAAGGTAATCCTCTACTGTCAGTCCCGGTAAAGCGTTTATGTAGATGGTCATAGGGTATGCCGTGGTTTCCAACCGTACAGTGTAAAAAGTCTCCTCTGGCTTCCCAGTTGTGTTTATGGGAGGTTGTATTGCCGATTAAAGCCCTAGTATCAACAGGCTGGCTTCTATAAGGTAGCTGATCTACGTCCCAAGACAGGAGTTCCTCATCGCTGTTAGGCTTCGGTTTGTCGGACGCCATCTTCTATCCCCTCAACCCCTAAAATCCATTGGTTTATTTCCCGTATTACATTATCTGCGATTATCCATGCTGTCTCCCGCTGTTCTTGGGGTAAAGTATTTATCGGTTCTCCGCTTGGTAAAAAGTGCTGCCAGTAATCAATCCTACTTTGCAGATATTCTTTTTGCTGTTTCCAGAGCTTAGACCGGGCGAACTTAGCGGTAGACTTTTCATCTGAGGTGTCTATTACAGGTTCAGGAATACTGAAGATAGTGGAGTCAGATGTTCCCATGACACTGTTTGATGGTTGGGCCATTATTGTCCTCCTAGAAGTTTTTGGGCTGCTTGGGCTATCTCAGGATTGTTAAACTGTTGGCCGCCGACTGTCACAGGTGCGGTCGGACCTTGCAGGGGGGGAGTATCAGGCTGCTGGGCTTGCATATCTACTCCGCTAACTTTGGCTATGCTGTTAATATCTCCTGGCAGTCCAATCATTCTCAACATAGCGGCGGCATCAGTTGGTGAATATTTTGCGACATCATCAAAATTGACTTGGTCCCTAAACTGCTCGGTCGGTGTTGGAGTGCTGGATTGCTGTTGCTGGCTCTGTTGCATTAACTGAGTTTCTTGTTCAGTCATCGGACGGACAATCTTGCTCATCTCTGGAATATCTGCTAAATAGCCAACTAATTCAGAGTATTGAGCCACATCGTAGGTCTTTCCCTGCTCTTGTAACTGTGTGAGAATATTCTGGTTTTGGGACATTATCTGCCCGAATTGCTGGAGAGCCTGTAACCTATCGGCCTTACTTTGCTTAATCGTGGAGCTGTCGTCAAGATGAAAACGGTATTCAATACCCTTTAACTCACTAGGTTTGATGGTTAAGACTGCGGATTCTTTGCGTCCGTTAGTGTTGAGCATTTCTAGAACGTCTGTGTAGCCTGCTTCTTGAATGTCTTTAATATCGTCACTGAATAGGTCTATCGGCATAGCCTCGGTCGCCATGACTGGGATTAAACTAATCATGCGGTTAACTAGCGTTTCAATCGCACTTTCTAGATAGAATAGGTCTTGGTTATCCCGTGAGCCTTGCCTCTGCTGTAAACTCTGGATAGCTTGGGGGGTTTTACCAAATCCGGGGTCAAGAGAGTTAGAAGTACTGGCCGTGGTATCGGTCGTTCCAGCTTGGTTTAATAGAGAACCTTTGAACTGGGTCATCGTCGCTTGGTAAGTGTTCAAACCAGAATTAGTAGTCTGTAACTCTCGCACCGAGTTTGCTACATTCTCTAAGATAATACTGTTCGGTTCTTGGGAGACCGTGTGTTTAACTACTCCGTTGGGATTCACTACTAAAGGCGGAAGAATGTTACGTTTAATCCCCATGAAGTAGAAGTTGGTTAGCCCGTCCATAGCGAATTGGATTGGTTTCGCTCGTTGGAAATCTCCAATGTCATAAAAGTTATCGAAGGTTGGGATACAACTCTTTTTAATAAATGGAATCTTACCGTTTTTGTGAGGGTTAGGAATGTCTCTTAAAACTCCATCAATGCCCTTCTGCCATTCAGGAGCGAAAGTTACCCAATGTCCGTCATCACCTGACTCATAACGGGTTACGATCATGGTCTTTCCGTTCGGCTGAGAACTTTGTCTTTGTCTAGTAATATAGCTGTCACGCTTACTGTCTGGACTACTGCTGTCGGTTTTCTGGTCGGAGGTCATCTTACTTAACTTAGTCTTTAAATCTTGAAGTGCCTCTTTATTCCAGCCAGCCGAGTCAGGGGCGTTAAGCCAGCCTTTAACATCCTTAACATCACAGTAAGTTATCGCATTAGCGTAGGGCATATCGTCAATCGAGGCATAACCCACGGGCGGTACGAAGTTTCTAGGATTCCACAGCCAGCAATCCGGGCCAATGTACCCGTCATCAGCCACGCACCAATCGTAGTGCATGAGCATATAGTTATAGACTGAGGAGTAAAACTGCCAGCTTCTTAATTTTTGGAGAAGCGGGAATTGTGAGTTGGCGTTCGGGTAAATCCACTTCTGAAGAATAATATTCATTAGGGCGGCTTTGCCTTCGTCCTTCTTTCCAGCAGCAGTTATGTTACCAGTTGGAAGCTGACTAACGACTCTCGCCGCCCGTTCCTGATATATAGTCGTCGTTGAGCCGTCTGTCAAGCCATTCTTAGTTTGTCTACTGACTGAATCATAGGTACGACTCATCAGCATGGCTTCGTAAGCATCAAATTCAGTTATGTAACTATCGTGGGCGTCAAGGTCGTGTTTGAAATCTGAATAGACCTGACGAGAGTAGCTGTCATCTTGTGACGAGGAAGTCTCTTGATAACTAGGAGTATCAGTATTAGCTTGGTTATTTTGGGGAATCTTTGGTTTTTTGGCCATGTTTTATCTCTGAATAATTAGTGCTTCTCTGATTATAGTACGCAATCCTTGAAATTACACCCTTCTCCATAATAACCCTGAAAATTAATTCCCCGTCGTACTGGGCTTCAAACAGATTATTAAAGAGTTGTTGAATATCTGCGAGGGCTTTTTCGTTATCCTCGTAGCGGATTGTCTCTAAAGACCCAACTTTGACTTGGGTGACTTGGTTGCGGTGGCGGATTATCGTCGGAGTCACTTCCCCGAATGGAACATTATCTACCAAACTTTGTAAATCCCTAAGCCATGTTTGCATATTTACAGCCTATCATAGTTAAAATTAGTTGCTGAGTTATCTCCATGAAGTTGTAATACAAATTGATCTCTGACATATGCAGCTTCTTCAGGAGAAGAGTAATATCCAAAACTTAGTCTTTTATTCTGTACTTGTACTCTTGGTTGCCACATTTTATGCCCATTAGGTTTTATATGCAGATTGACACCTGTAAAGCCAAGTTTATTTGGTTTTAATCTTCTATTCAGAGCTTGCTCAAAATCCGTTGCCCATTTACAGTTTTCAGGAGAATAATCACCATTATTATTAATTCTTTCTAAAGAGTGGTGTAGTGATGGTCTTTGACCCATGTCCTGATAAAAACTCAGAAACGATTTTTGCCACTTAGTGCAGACTTTAATTCCTCGGCCTCCATAATTTTTGTAGCGTTTATTATGCGTACTGTAACAACGTCGCTTCATTCCATCCCATATCCAATACTCTGGAGTCTTGCTAGCGTATACCTCGCCTATCTTAATTCTTTTCCTCATAGATTTATTATACTACAGACTAAGTGGCATACCATATCCATCAAATTTAATCTTAGTATTGCCCCATTTGCCACTGTCTTTCTGGAGTCCTAATTTAAGGTGGGTGAGTAAATATCCTAATCCGTCAGTGTGGTCATCGTTCTCTTTAAGAGGGACGTCGCTAACTGCCCGTTCTTTGATTGGTTCTTTGAAAGCCCGCAGTTCAAAGTTAAGAATCGTGTGCTTACAATTAGAAGTAACGTACATCATTGGCTTAGGTTCCCCGATTAACTGGAGTCTAGGGTGCAGTTGTTGGCGCATGAGAGTGATTGCCGTTTGTACGCTGCCGGGTTTTTTGGGGGCTGGGATTACAGGTAGGGCTTTGCTCCCCATAACGTCTATTAGGTCAGGCCTGGCCGAATCAGCCACAATTCCTTGTAAATGTATACCCGAAGTCCGCTGTTTAATCTGCTCAATAATCGAATCTAACGGAGTTTCGGTGATGTGCATTTCATCGTAGATATACCACGTTCCATCGTCCATAATCTTGACGAAGTTCACAGCTGTGGGGTGATCTTCCACGTACCCGAAGTCAATACTAGCCCAGATTTGTCCCCCTTCTGGGACTTCACTAGGGGGGATAACGTGGGTGTTCCGATCAAACTCGGTATACACAGCCCTATCTACTTTCCTAAACTCCAACTCATATTCCTGTAAGAAACCATTAAGATTGCCTTTTCTTTGGGCGTCTCGCCTTGCCTCATCGACCGCTTCCTTCTTGACATAGGGGTTATCCCTCCACGTCGCTTCGGAATAGAAGTAGGTACTCTGGTTAGATTTGGCTTCTTGGACAAGGTCGTAGAAGTGGTTAAACCCATTCGGGGTTCCCATGAACAGCGCCCAACCATCGGTCGTGTTGAACATCGGTTGGTAGACTGATGTCCAGTTATCAGGGTTTTGGCCTTGGTACTCATCAAAAATAATCCCATTGGCTTTGTTACCTCGATGAGACTCCGCTTGGTCGCTACCTAAAAGTCTAATCCTGCTCGGCGGTAAGTCGTTATCATGGTCAATTCTCACCCATCCTACTCCGGGTATCGCCATCGGCCCGTGGATATGTTTGAAAGTTATCGTCAAACTATCAGCGTTTGGCTTGCCGTTGATTAACTCTTTCTCTATCAGGTGGAGGTACTGTTTCCAGACCACTTGTTCGGCCTGGTTGTAGGTGCGGAATACCATGAAGTATGTTCCTTGATGCATGATAGCCGCCAGTTTAGCTAGTTCAACGGCTGACATCGTCTTGCCTGTTTGTCTGCCAAATAGAGCTACTCCTCGTTTGTTATCGTCAACGAGAAAGGCTTTGAGAAGCTCTGCCTGCTTGGCGTGTGGTAGCCATGGCTCTGCCATCTATTTCCACCTGAAATCAAATCCGAAACCGAACATCACGAATACTATTTTATGAACTCCACTATTATTGTAACTAATACGAAAGAGATCGAAGTATGGAAAAAATTGCATTTTCCAATGATTACGAAATTGTAAACTCATTTACTTCTCCGCTGGTAGTTGGAAGATAGGTTTGGTATTCTTCAGGGCTTCTTCTGGTGCAGTAATGTCTCCAGAGGAGTAGTAAACACCGTTGATGTCTATGATTATCTTGTTAATCAGCATCTTCTTTGGGCCTTGGTTGGTATCAACCCACTTAATATCTCCAACCTTAAACCTAGTTTTAATCTCCATTACAAAAGCTCTGCCGTATTGGTCATCTGCATAGCCCGGCCTGTCTGGGGGTCTACCTGCTCGCTAGAATTATCTTGAAGAACAGGAATCTTATGCCCCAGGAAAAGAGGCAGAATGAACTGCTTAATCCTCTCAAACCGAGCGATGTTCATAATCTCCCGCATATCGGTCATTGAAATATTCAACTTCATATCCTGAGCAATCTGGTAGGCGGTGGTCTCATCTTCGTTAAAAACCAACCGTCCAATCCTAAAGGCTCCGGGTTTAATTTGTCCGTCCTCGTCCCTATCTAACCTGAAGACGTCTAACCTGAAGAACGGTTCCTGGACATTGGTTCCAAACTTGGTCTCGTAGACCTGTCCTGAGACGTTCCAGACAAACTTCACGTTCTCCCTCGGCGCTCTGAATTGTATTTCTGGGATATCGTAGAGGTCATCTGTCGGGTTTGGGTAGAGACTGGGGTCTACGGGGTACTTCGTCACGATCCCCACGCTCTGGCCGTGCTGGTTAACTGATATGGTCTGCGGGCCTTCTAAATGCTGGTCAACCGTCTGAGTGGGTTCTTGCTCCAACTTCTGGAGTCTTGCCATCAGTTCTTCATACTGGTTTGTTGTAAGGGTTACACTGTCTTTTGTTTGGGGGTTTTGGTTTTGCCTAGCGGCTTTTGCCGCCTTCATCTTGGCTCCGAAGGCTTTGCGCTCTTCTTCGCTCCAATTGCGTTTAGGCATTTGTTTTCCCTCATTAAATTGTAACCAGAACTGTACGCTTACATATATATAGTGTCAAGAGACACGCCAAATAAGCCTCTGTTTTAACCCGTAAACGGGGAGGCTACATATACATCGTCTTTCTACAGTAACAATGCAGTGGGTTTTATCTAAGCTATGAGGTACGGGAGTGGCCACCGGGAGGTAACAAGGTTTCTCACAGATTATCTTTTTAAGGTACATCCTGCACCGTTTGAGGCATTTAGAGGAGCCTCACCCCAGTTGATTATTCGCGCCTTACCGCACATCTACCCTGTTATTGTAAGCCCCAGAGTCGGCCGCCAACCAAGCGTCCTGTCAGGCTAAAATTGGTAAGGAATTGACACTGACGTTGGAGTTTATTATACTTGTCATACAACACTCCAACGTCTTGCCCCACGATACGGGGCTTTTTCTTTTGTGTCGGGTTATTTGTGTTACAACACACCAAATAACTTAGAGACATTTAATCAAATTTTAATGATTGAGTCAAGTGTAGGGTGTCTCGCCACGACCTAGATATATGATTAGCACAATTATGGCTACGACAACCACGATCCCGATAGTGTACCTCCACTTTTCGTACTTCTCTTGTCTCCGTTGGTTCTTGAGGTTGTAAATCCACCTGTCGTACGCCTGTTGGACTTTTACATCAACAGCGCCGTACGTTCCATGACGTAGTTGCGTAAGGATATCTACCTGTTTAGGGTCAGTATACGAATAATTTATAGAGATGTCGTCGGGATTTAAAGCGTAGTGCAGCGCTATCAGCTCGTCCTCCCTGAAACCTTGTTTAATCAAAGAATCTTTATTGCTCATGCTGCCTCCTCTAGCGAAGTATAAACTGGTTCATTAGCCGGGCTTCTAAAGTAATCATCGAGGAGAGCGTTAATAAGTTTTGAGTTATTCTTAACATCTTCTAGCCTTTCTGGCTTTGATATGTAGAATAACATAGGCTTAGGCCTCTTATCAGACGCTGTGAGCTGATATACACGTGGCCTACCTAATGGATTGCCTTTTCGATTTTTAAAGCCTGATATACGCTCCTTTTCAATTGAACGTCTAAGATTTTCTTGCTGGGTTACAAGCTCTAGGTGTTCTATATTGTAGCAACTCTTATTGAAGCAAATATGGTCTATCTGTAACTTCGGAGGGATAGGCCCAAAGTGCTTTTCATACTCTAAACGATGTAGATATTTCATCTTTCCATCGACGTGTTTCATACCATAGCCCGCTACAGTTTTGTAGCCTTTCCAAACTATACAATCATTCGTGATATCTTCCATGTAATATAATTATACTCCGATTGCTAGTTAATATCAAGTTAAATTACAGAGACGTGAGTACATATATTTATTATATATATTAACTATATACATAACTATTGGAGACCAACCCTACCGGGGGTAGTCTGACCACTGTTAAAATATAATTTGCTGGTATAAAAGCTCACCTTCCCATTTATGGTATAGTATGCTTACTAACAGTGGTGGGTCACAGCCTTGACAACTGCCTCTTGCTGTTCACCGGACGCTGACCCCTGTTAACCTAGTCGCAAAATGAGTAATGTGCGACATGGGTTTTCTCGCTAATCTGTTGACTGGTCTAACAACTCCTTAGGCGGAGCGCCGTATTTCCCGCCTGTGAGGTCAATAGTGATGTTCGTGGATTGAACATTTACCTCTGTTGTTTGCTTAGCTTTGCCAAAGATCTTGTCGTGCCCGAACTTTGCTGCGTCCAGGGCGATCTCTCGTTTTCTAGGTGTTTCAGAGTCTTTCCAATCTCTTGCTGTACCTGTTATAACTGATTCAAATAGCTCACTGCTGGTTTCTAAATAGCTTATTACGGAAGACTTTCGGAACTGCTGTTTAGCCATTGTATGTATACTAGTTCTCTTTGCTTTTGTGGCCGGATGACTCCTGATAAATGCCTCAGTCTTTGTTACAGGCTCATTAAGGTATATATCAGCCATCTTCTTCTGTTTATTGGTGATTGTCCCGCCTTTTTTATAAACGGCCTTTGTAGGCTTTGCTGTGGCCATGTTTTGCTCCGGGCTTACATATATATAGTGTCAAGAGACATATACTTAGTATACACCCCTGTAATAAACTAATCTAGTATTGACATAATGATAAACATAGTGTAGTATTAGTACATGTCCCAAAACACACAAATACTAATAGTCAGACGAGATAACAAACTACAACTAACTAACCTGGTTAAGCAACACTCTCTTAGAAGCTTTCTTAACTTTGCGGATTGGTTTAATAGCCTATCTGGAGCTAATAAAACCCCCTAGTTTCGTCCAAGCTTGAAAGCCATGGCACGCGCAACTTTAAAAGTTTCTATGCCGCGAGAACGAAATTATCTAGGGGGTTGCCAAGAGGAGGGCATGTCTATTGTATCATTCCCTGCAAGCATGTGTATGTTCGCTTTTTGTTCTAGTACGCTTTCGCTACCTTCCGTTTCCTAGCTCACTTTACCGATGTATGTGGAGTGTCCCCCTGCTACGGTTTGTACTGGGTAGCAGTCCAGTCCTCCACCATCATCGTATAAAGCTCGCTGAGGTGTCCGGTTGCCTAACTTCTGAGCTAAGTGGTAACTCGGTTCCTCATACCAGCTAGGTGATATCCCTCCGAGAATACTACAAGTATTGACTAAGAGTATGGACTTGCTTTATCATTAAGTCAAGACCCTATTCAGTGTCGAGAAGAGAATACTACAAGACCCGCCAATCTTAATTGAAAGGCGGGATTCTCTTGACATTAAATGTCGTGTGGCCTATTATTATAGATATGAATTATGTATTGGGTAGTGATTATAACTACTACGCCACAGAGCAAGGAGAAATTATTTCTTTAATGAGAAATAATAAAGTTACTTTGACACCCAAAACTAACCGACATGGTTATTATCAAACATCTATTACCTATAGAGAGGGCCGTAAAACTAAAGAAATTCACAGGCTTGTGTACGAAGCTTTCAATGGAAAAATACCGCAAGGTTATGTAGTAGACCACAAAGACAACAACAGGCTCAATAATAGTATAGATAACCTCGAACTAATGACTCAGAGGGAGAACGTGCTGAAATGTAGGAATCTAGGAAGAATGGAGAATAACCGTAAAGC